AGGATTAGCTTGGTGGCTTTGGTGTTTTCTTTGACACGACCCAGAGCTGACTCGAAGTGGGCTGCTGCATCTGCCTCGAAACTATGGAGAGTCCAAAGACCCTCACCCCAATCATACGGCTGCTCTGCACTGGCTGAGGCCTGATAGGCCAGAATGTCTGCATCTATGAGAGCAGTGCGCATACCTTCTCCTTCTTCTCGTCAAACATCAGGGCTTTCCAAGAGACTGGAAAGAGGGTTTGCATTTCCTTGGTGATCATCTTGGCTACCTCACGGGTTTCCTTCTGGGTATGGCTGTCCAGACGTAGCTGGCACATACGTGCCCAGGCGAAGAGAGTGCCAGTCCAGATCCATTCGGTCATGGTGTTCTGAGGGAGAACCATGCGAGCCTGCTCAGGGCATACACCACCACGTATCATCAACTCGTATGTCGCAAGACACATCGCAGTTGACTCCTCGCAGGCTGTTGATGGCTTCAAGAGAAGCTTGCCGCCAATCACAGGGATAATGTCTGCAGAGGAACCCTGCTTGACACTGTCTGCCTTGGCGCGGAAACCATCAGGCATGTAGAACTCCAGCCCATCATCGACATAGCGGCGAGAGACTTCGTTCCAAGAGAAACCTACGGTGTGCTTCATGAGCTGACGAGCCACAAAGATCGGAGCCTTGACTCTGAACTTCACGGTGCAGTGAGCAAAGGGAGACCAGTGGTTGTGCTTGGCGAGATAGGCAATGAGCTTGGCATCAGAATCTGTCAGCATCTGATTGTCTTCGTCAGCCCAATCACTCTCCTTATGGAAGCTCACCCGTGCGGCATCCACCACATCGAGATCACAGCCCATGTGGTCTACATACTTTGCTTCCATTTCGGAGATGATCATTACAAACCTTTCAGGTCATAGTTTTTGATTGAGGAAAAATACTTCAGCAGTTCAGGGTTATCCATGAAGACACCCATGAGACCTGTGGCCATACGACGAACAACCTGCTCTTCATCAGCACCACCTTCAGCTATGGACATAGTGAAGAACACCGCATGCATGATCTCGTGTAGCAATGTGTCTGCTTCCTCGACAGGATGCTGCGCGTCCATCACCGAGATGAGGAGCTTTCGGTGGTCACAGAGACCCACACAATCCACGCCCAACGAGTTAGTGCTCAGGTACTCGATGAGGTAGATACGCCCCATCACCCGCACTGAACTCGGACGCAGCTTCAGATGCTTCATACGATTCCTTCTTCGGCTAGAAAATCTATACCGCTTAATGTGATACGCCATCTTCGTCCGAAGACAGGGGTTGAACCTCTGACCAGCTTGGTCGAGATCATCCCCATAGAGGCAAGAGCCGCCACCTCCTGAGGATGTGAACGGGCGTAGTTGGACTGCAATTCAAAGCCATCTAAGTAAGCCTTGTGCAGCACTTCATTTATTTTCTTTCGGTTCATGTCAGTGTGTTTGCGCCCAGTCAGTGCCGATCTTAAATTCACCGGCGGTTGGACAACGAAAGGCAAAGTGTTTGCCTGCAAGGAGGACACAGTCCGTAGCCAAGTGAGAGATGATGTCAGCGATCTCCTTTGTACGGCAGGCGATCTGGACTTCATCGTGAGACCATGCGCAGAAGCAGTAGTCTCCATCCCAGCCATGACGTAGTCCGGTCAGCTTGAGTTGTTCCTCAAGAATCACCAGCCACTTCTTACAGACCAGCGCACCGGCTGACTGAAGGAGTGTGTTCAGTGCAGCGTGTGAACTTCGAACGTGAACTCGTCGGCCATCAAGCCCCACGAGGTAGCCACGTTTAGCAGCCTGTTGGACAGCATCAACCAGTCTTCCGAGGGCTGGGAGTGAACGAAGAAACTTTGTTTTGAGCTTCCTTCCCTCACCCGAAGAACCCCCAACAATGGAACCAATTTTTGCGTCACCTGCTCCGTAGAGGAATGCATAGATAAATGTCTTCGCTTGATTACGAGTCGAAAGGCCAGCAGCCTTTTGGTTCTATGTGTGGATGTCACCGCCGAGGAGGATCTCAGCGTACTTGCCGCCGTCCCACTTCGCCATGAAGTGAGCTAGGCACCGAAGTTCAAGACCTGAAGCATCAGCCCCAACAAGAGTCCAGCCAGCAGGGACAGTAAATAGTTCACGGCATTCGTGCCCATAGGGGGAACTACCGGAGGGCACCTGGGAAATATTAGGATAGGAATGTGTTGCTCTTCCGGTGACAGCTCCGTTCGGGTTGATGGACCCATGTATCTTTCCTTTCTTCTCGCACTTCATCCATGCCTGCCCACCTTCATTCAGCTGTGAGATCCTCTTCTGTACGAGGAGGTATTCCGTGAGCTGCTTACAGGGTGGGTAGGAGAGTTTGGCCAACACAACTTCATCGACCTGTGGCTTGCCACCCTCAGTGAAGTCAGCAGGCTTCCAGCCATAGAGAGTGATCAATCTGTCTGCGATGTGGTCACGAGAGGAAGGATTGAACTCGATGGTCTTTGTCTTCGGAACAGGTACACCCTTCACATATCCTCTGGTCTTGTTATTGACCTTCGGTATGAAGTCGGGGAGCTGGATGTCCCAAGAGCCAAAGTACTCCTTGAGTTCTCTTTCCAGCTCCCCTCTGCGCTGCACTAGGCGACCCAAGAGGGCTGCGGCTTTCGACATATCGAAGCAGAAGCCATTACGCTCTTGCTGCGCCATCAACCACGCGACTTGGTGTTCCAGCTCTAGTGCTTGTTCTGAATAATTCTGATCGATGATCTTCTGGTACAGGGTAGCGGTGACCTCTACGTCTTGGACGCAGTAGTCGAGCATCTCCTGAGAAAAGGTCTCCCAGCCACCCTTGTAGTCACCCTTGTAGTTGCCGAGGCGATAGCCCCATGCAGCCAGGGAGTGTGACCCGAAGAGTTTGCCAGGGAGCTTCTCCTGCTTCAGGAGGATGTTGTCGGTGTCCTTCACATTGGAATAGACAAGGCGCGTGGCGACTAGGGTATCGAAGACCATGTAGGGTTTAACGTCCCACCATGGATGAAGCTTCTTGATAACTGGGATGTCGTACTTGATGACGTTATGCCCAGCGATCTTTATCCCACCGCGTGTCGCAAGCATGAGGGCATTAAGGCCATGTATGACGCCGTTGCTCTCTGCACCTAGACCACGGTAAGTCATGACCTCACCACTCTCCGTGTTCTTAATCACCAAGCAATGGATCTTCGTAACTTCATCAAGCAAACCATCTGTTTCCAAATCGAATATAAGTGCCACGCTGTCCCTTTCGACTAGCAATAATGTATGGAGCGGACATCGGGAATCGAACCCGAGCTGTTTGGGTGGAAGCCAAAAGTGCTACCTTCAGACACTCTGTCCGCTAATGATCGTTACTTCTTCAGGACATACCGAGCGTAACGCTGGCCGGTCACTGGATGCTTCTTGAACTGGGTCTGAATGTTGTGACCCATGGCCTTTAGCTCGCTGATACGTTTGGTCAGCGACTGGATGGAATAATCCACCAGTGCTTCACGCTGCGAAATGCTCTTGGCTTTCTTGAAGTGGGCAATAAGAATCTGATTCTGTGTCATTAAAATTCCGATGTAGTTTCAATTTTAAAATCAACGCTGGTTTCTGAGAGCCTACCAGTGTCGCGGTCATAACGGAGATACCCTGCCTCACCTGTCTCACCGGAGAACCGGTTCTTCAGGACACGCAGAGTTGTCACGTTGGGGTCTTCGCCTTGCTGGTCACGCTCTAAGCCAATGACCATATCGCTCAGTTGTCCAATGGCTGCTGAACCACGGAGCTGAGACAGGGATGTCCTGCCACCTTCTTCATGGGACTTGCCTTCAGGACGCTTGAGGTGTGACACGAGAAACATGCCCACGCCTGTCTCTTCAACGAGGGTGCGCAGGGATGTCATTGCGTTATCAATCAGCCGTCGCTCGTCTCCATCACCGAGACCACTAACAACGATACTAAGGTGATCGAGCACAATCCACTTGCACCCACAGCCCTTAGCCAGAAAGCGGATTCGGGAAAGCAGATTGTCAATGTCGCTAGAACCAAAGTGGTTGTACAAATATACATTCCCAGAGCCGACAGTACTCTCGAAGGCTGCTCGCAAGGATTCATCTGTGACTCCGTCTTTACCGAGGTGAAGGGGCTTGTTGAGTTCAATGCCCATGAGGCCCAGAGCAGTACGCTTTGGGTTCTCTTCGAGCATGATCATGCCAACTGTCTCACCCTTGCGGATGAGGTGGTGGGCGATCTCTCGGACGATGGCTGACTTGCCAACACCAGAGCCTGCCGTGAGGGTCACCAGCTCACCACGGCGTGAGCCATGGGTCAGCTTGTTGAGTTCATCCCAAGGGTATGGGATGGCATCGTTGACCTCATCGACAGAGACCTGCTCCCAGAGATCCTCCCCAGCCAGAATGCCATCAGGCCGGTAGACCTTGGCATTCCACATGGCGCTGACGATTGCCTCTGGCTGTCCCTTTTGGAGACACTCATTGGCATCCTTGAAAGGGAGGCTGGCGATCTTCGCCTTGCCAGGTTCAAAGAGCTGCACACATTCAGCAGCTGCCTTCTTTCCAGGCTCGTCCATGTCAAACATGAAGATGACTTCTTCGAACTTCTCGAAGTACTCTAAATTTTTGGCAATGGATTTTTTTGCACCTTGAGCACCATTCGGTATCGAGACGACAGGCCACTTGTTGCCCTGCACCTGAGACACGGTGAGGCAATCAATCTCACCTTCAGTGACGACGATCTTCTTCCCAGAATTCCACAGGTTTGCACCGAAGAGCTGGGCAGAAGAGATGTCTCCAAGGACAGTGAAGCTCTTGTCCGCACCACGGATCTTCTGGGCGACCATAGAGCCGTTGGCATCGAAGTACGGGGCAATCTGCACGGTCTTGCCGTTGTGCTCGCCTATCTGGTAGCCGAACTTCCGTGCTGTATCCTCGCGAATTCCTCGCTTGATGAGGTCTTGATATGCGCCTTGAATCAATCCTTGGTTCCTCGAAGGTCTCGTCAGTGTTTCTGAACATGTGCCATCACCTTGTACGTGCGTGTTGCAGGCAAAACAGAATTGATGATTATCCGAATACAAACTATTGGCATCGGAGGAACCACAGTTCTCGCAGGGTATGTGTCTTAGAAATGTGCTCTCGTCCTTATCCATAGATCCTTTTTGATTCAGCCCCACTGAGTAGCCATCGCGTCTGCAATGCCCCAGTAGGTTGTGCTTCTAAGTTTCCAACGGTCAGCACTGGGAGCCAGCTTGTTCTGACCTGAGTCAGTCTGGTTGCCCCAGCGTTTCTTGCCGTCGATGATGCGCGGCTCGATGATCTCTGTCGGAGTAAGCAACGGGAGATCCTTCAGCCACAGGCATGTCTTCTTGCTGGCATCGTGGCCAAACATGTAAGGCATGACGATCTGGTCTGGCTTGCGGATGCGGCTGGAGATCACACTGACGGGATTCTCCAGAGCAATCTTCGGAATTGGTGCATTGAGCAGCAGCTTCACGAAGTCCAGAGCATCTTCAGTCAGCTCTGGATCCCGCAGTCCTCTCGTTGTCCAGTGCATCCCTGAGACTGACAAAAATGTACAGGGAGGATGGGCGATCATCAGATCCCAACCATCATATAGAATGTCAGTGACATCTCCCTGATAGTGGGGACCTGGAGAATCTGTTGGCAGTAAATCACAACTTAAAGCTTCATGGCCTCTGGCAATAAACGCATCACGCACAGCACCGCTGTACTCACACGCAATCAGTACTTTCATAAAACTCCAAGTTGAAAAGGTTAGTATTCTATATGTGCAACCTTAGAGTCCGCTGGTCTTCAACCAAGTGGCGACATCAAAAGATGGGCATGCCTTGGCGACCTTTGGAAAATCTCGATGACCTTGAATCTTGGCCTTCGGGTAGCGTGTCTTGAGATCAGCAAGAAGATGCTTCAAGGATGCCCACTGAGCTTCCGTGTAGTTGTTCTCAGCCTTGTTGATGTCATCGGCACTGACACCACCGACCATGCAGATGCCTAGAGAGACAGCGTTCCAGTTCTCGACATGTGCGCCGATAACCTTCTCATCCCTGCCCTGCTCCACAGTGCCATCGCGCTTGATGACGTAGTGATAGCCGATGCAGGCCCAGCCCTTGGCGCGATGCCACTTGTCGATGTCTGCTGCACCGACGTTCTGCTTGGGACCAGTTGCGCTGCAATGGATAGCGATGAAGTCCGTCTTCAGACGGTTCTTCGTATTAGACTTAAACATTTTTTTCCTTCAGCCACGCATCAGGAATGTCCTTGTCTGCGTAGATAAATCCGTGCTTCTCGCACCAGTCTGCGTAAGTGGTCTTGGACCGCTTCGAGATCTTGGTTCTGGAGTTGCTGAATACGAATCTGATGTCGTACTCTGGGTGTTGTTTCTGGACGAGCAGGTGCTTCTGGCGATCCTCTGTAAGGAACCTGCCCTTGCTCTCTATGACGATGCCGTTGGGTAGCAGGAAGTCTGGTGTGTACTTGGCTTGCTTCTCTGGTTTCACATAAGGGATAACCAGTTCTTCAAATGAAAAACTCACCCCTTTCGAGGTGAGGTTGTCAGCAATCCGCTCTTCGAGACCCGACCTGAATCCGTATTTCAATGCTACGGACTCAGGCGAAACGGGCTTCTTAGAAATCTTCCGAATTTTCTTCAGCAAAATCATTCTGTACTGCGGG